TCATTGGTTGTACACCAACAAGTTCGTTTGCGATCACGGAAGGCATAACCCTTCTGATCAAAGGTAACATAACCTTGTTTAATGTAGCAATATTGCCAGCCTGTGTAGCTCCACCTGAAGCTGATTCCTGAAGATGTCTCTTAGTGTTTTCAAGGACCACATCTAGTGAACTTTTTCGTGAACCACTTAAACCTTCAAGTAGTGCATCCTTAGTTGCTGACCAATTGCTTTCAAATAATTCTGCCATTTCTTATCTCCTAATTTGAAAGTCCGGCTAATTTACGGATTTCGTCAATTTCGACTATTCCTTGTTCATCTTCAGTTGAAGGCTGAACGCTTTTATTACCAGTGTGTTCTTGTCTCACTGATTCTGTTAATGGTTTACGATCTTCTTTAGGTGTGCTTTCGCCGTCTAAAACACTAGGAAGATACTTATTAAACTGCTTCTCTAAATTTTCAGTTTTTACACTTTCAAGAAGGTCCACCATTATCTCTTTCTTTCCTTTTGCTAAAGGTTTAAGTAACGAGTCCAACTGCTCTTTACGAGCATACTTGTCTTCAGCTACTCTTAGTTTGCTTTCAGTAATTGCAGTTGCTTCCGCTTTCGCTTCAACTTCTGTTTTACTTTCTGCCAACTGTTTAGTCACTTCAGCTATTTCTTTCTGTAAATCTTTAACTTCTGAGCTTTCGTTCAAGTAACTTGATCTATACTCATTAGCAAATGATTCAAATATTCTACGACCGAAATCGTTCTCTCTCGCGGCTGTGATATCGTCTCTAAACGTTGCAACATTTTCTTTTACAATCTTGTTAACAACAGTTTCAACCTTGTCAGCGGCACGTTTAATGAAATCTGCTTTAGATTCAGCAAGTTGTTTTTTGCCTTCTCTAACCATTTTCACTTTCTGCTCCACTAAAGCCTGCTTGTCTGCGTGGAACTCTTTGAGTTCACTGCTTAACTGCTCAACTACAAAATCATCAAGTTTAGTAACATGTGATTGAACGTTAGTTCTATCTGCTCTTAACTCTTTAACTTCTTTTGCAAGTTGTTCAGCGACAAACTTCTCTAATTTTACAGAGTGTTCGCTAACAGCCTTTTTGTAAGCAACTCTTTCTTGTACAACTGCTTGTTTATCTTCAGCAAGTTCAAGCATTTCTGCTTCAACTCTTTGTTTGATAAAACCATCAACTGCTTCAACAATTAAGCCTTTGTCATGCTCATATCTTTGAGCAAACTCTTCTCTTAATTCTGCTGTTAGTTCCTCACGGGCTTCGGCAAGACGACTTTCCCAGGCCTCAACGATACTTGTACGAACTTCTTCGTTCATATCGCTAGACTCGATAAGGTCTTTAAAGTTTACTGCCATAGTAGTCTCCTACCTCAATTTTAATTCGTTAATAAAATTAACGATTTGTTTACTTAGATGCTTTTCAACATCTGGGTTTTTGTTATGTGTATAGTCTTCTGCAATAGTATGTATCATACTACCACCTTGCATATTAAACAAAGACTCATAAATGGTCTTTGGATAGGCATCCGGGGCACTTGGTTGGGCAACTATATCTACAGTAATGATATCAAAATCGGAAACTTTACCGCTTTCATTAACATTACCACTCCCTCTACTGGACACACCTAACTTTGCGCCTGCTTTTAATAACGCTCTTGCAATATTCCCCATTGGTGTATCTATAATTTTAAGTTTACCTAAACCGTTCGATCCATCGCATTCCATTTCTGTAATGATATGACTTACTCGGTCTAAGTTTATTTGTAACTCTTCTGGGTGATCTAACTCTCCCATCACAGTTTCGCCTGTACTTAATCTACTAGTTACGTTCTCAACAGCACGTTGAATTTCATCCTTCGGATATACTCTTCCATTCTGGTTCTTTACATCACCTTGAATGAATAATCCTTGCATGAATAAGTCTTTTCCATCGTTAGATTCAAGTAATCGAATCTTACTTTGTTCTGGACTCATATATTCGTATAGTTTACGCACTGTCAAAAACTCCTAGTATATAAAAAAGCCTTAAGCCTTTTTAGGTTCAACCTTAATGTTGTCAGTAGTTGCGTTAACTTTAGCGCCTTCGCCTTTGTTACCGTCGCCACCGTCTGTAGACTTAACTGGGCTTCCGCCACCGTTTGGTCCGCTTACTGATGTACCTTTTGGCTGTTTTGTGAATGGTGATTCACCTTCGCCTGCATCGCCACCTTTTGGTGCCGCTACTGCGTCTTGAAGTTTAGTTGCTTCTTCGACAACTTCGTCATCGTCTTCTGCTACTTCTTCGTCTAAATCATATTCAACTGATTCTTCTTCCATTTCTGGTTCCATGTCACCCATAGGCTCCATATCACCTTCAATTTCTTCGTCACCTGATTCGTCATCTGAAAGTAATTTTTCAAACTCAGCTCTTAGGTCTTCTAGTTCTGATTCAAGTTCGTCGACTTTGTCTTCTAACTCTTCCTCTTCGCCTTCTTCACCTTCTTCGCCTTCGTCTTCCATATCCATTTCACCAACTTCATCTGATTCAATTTCGTCATCTGCTTCTTCAACATCTGAGATAAAATCTGCTTCAGGATCTGCTTGATCTATAGTTTCTTCGACTGCTTCTTCGTCGTCTGTTTCTACAGTTTCTTCAACTGCTTCTTCTTCTGATTCGTCTTCGTCTTTAGTTTCAGCTACTACTTCATCTTCATCCAATATACGTTCGTACTCTTGACGAGCAGTTTCAACGACATATTCGTGAAGTAGCTCTTCGGCACGCTCGTTATCTTCCGCAAGTAGGAATTCTAAAACCTGTTCTAGTTTACTGCGTTCTGACATTATGAGCTCCTAATATAATAAAAGTTTTTCATTTAAATGATTATGCGTAGACACTTTCGTGAGTATACATAATATAATGTATGTTTACTTATTAAAAGATGTGTTTTTGTGGAAAAAACGGCCTTTTTTGACTGCTTTTTGTTTTGATGTGGGTGTTCTAGTATTTTTGTATATGCTTTTATTTAGCCAAATTGTGCCGATTTATATGTGATATAACTTTGTAACTAAAGTCCATATGACACTCAACGGGCAAATGATTATCTATCCATTGACCTGGGCTCTTTTCATGACTGCCGTATACTTCGTCTTCTAACCATAAAGATTCTGCTATGCCGGAATATAACAACTCATCTGCTTCTAGCACTTCCCATGTCACTGCTTTCTCTGGATTCTCTGTGCTAGGCTTGTCTTTTTGTAGGTATAAGTCTTCAGCCCAGTCAAATGTATTAGGGCAAAAGATAAATTTAACACCCTTCTTTTTTAGTTTTAAGCAGGAGCCAAGCAGTATCATTTGTTGTTTGTATCTTTCTAAATCAGCGTCAAAGAAGTATAAAAACCATTTTTTCATTGCTTCATATGACTTTGGTGTAAATGCATCTTCATATCTAGGATGAAAATAACCGTCTCCGAACTTCTTCTGCATGTCTTCACCGAATATAGTGGAGAAACTATCGACTACAATGCTAGGATCGTATCCTTTACCATAACCAGGTGCATGTTCATCTCTAAACTTCTCTCCAAACATCATGTCGAACTGCACATTATCCCAACTTGCTTTAGGATCAAATCTGCGTTTACTGGTTAGTTTGAGTTCTGTTCTGGTTACTGTGGTAGCATTGATTATTACTAAGTCAGGAAGACTGCCCATTTTGCCGTCTAAAAGATAATCTATTTGGAGTGCTATGCCTGGGTTACTACATGCAGGCTTCCCCATGTTAATGTATTCAGCATCGTAATAGTCTGCTACTAACTGACCAAATTCTATATCAGGATATTCTATATCGCGGCTAGACCAACTACAGCCTACAACGGCTAATTTCATTTATAGTGCGCCAGCGTCTGATTCTTGTGCTTTGGAATACATGATAGATGCAAACTCTGCCTGCTCGATATTCTCTTTCTTCTTTAACTCCCTGTACTTTCTTAACTTGTTAAGAGTTTCTAAGGTAATTTTAGTTTTACGAGTATCGTCAAAATCTCTTGTTACTGATCTATCATTTTGTGGATCATAAAATTCGTTTAATTTCATTATAGTTCTCCCGGTGTACCAGATGGATCTAGTTGGGTAACATCTGGAGTTTCTACATCTAGTGCAGGATCCGGAATATCGTCAATAGGTGTATCTATGTCTAAGTCTGCACTTGGGCCAGGCCTGATACCTACATTTCTTAATCCTACATCTTCTGTTCCAGCATTTGCTGTACTATACTTGTTCTCTTGTTTCCAATAGTGTTCGTTGTCTTTCATATCTTCTTCGCTGAGGCCTAAGTATTTCTTCAACTTGAACTGCTGGCTTAAATATGGTACTGCTTCTAAACTTGTAAACAGTTGAGCTCGTTGTGTATCTAGATCCAACTCTCTGTAACTACTAAAGTTTTGCGGATCTGTAAACTCAATACTGAATGTACTGTTGTCAAGTTCAATTCCTTTATAATTTAGATACATTTTAAATTCTCTATCTAAATTTCTAATAATTTGTCTTTGTAAACGCTGACAGTATTTTGAGAATTGGTGCTCTTGAATATATGCTACGCCAACTTTACCGTCATTGTGTTGTGCTGTTCCGTCATCTGGTCCAGTAGGCAAATAACTGCTAGGTACTCTGAGTCCTCTTAACAGTTTGTTATTAAAGTATTTTAAGTCGTCAATCTCACCTAAGTTTGTACCGCCTGGTAATGTGTCAACTTTTGAACCTCTACCATCTGCCGTTTGTGCAAAGAAGTAATCTTCTAACATACTCATAGGATTATAAGCGGCGTCTGCCACGTTTGCACCATCTTTGTTTTTGTTAGGAACACGTTTTTGCTGTACTTCGTATTTAATTTTTTCCAAGTACTGCTGTGCTTTATGAGGAGGCATGTTACCTACGTCAATAAAGAACACTCTTCTTTCAGGTGCTCTATGCACTCTGTAAATAATAATACTGTCTTCTAATAACTCTTTTTGTTTGAACACTTTAAATACTGGTTCTAAAATACTAATACCAAAGGGCCAGTTGTGATCCATGCCTTCTGTTAAACTTAGTTGTACAACGTGTGTTGCATCAACTGGCATGCCTTGACTTGCGCCTTGACTTGGATCGTTTTGTATTTTATAATTACCAGCACTGGCTCCGATGTTTCCACCTGCTAACATTCCGCCGCCTGCGCCATAAGGTCTGGAGTGGATTGCCGCGGCTGATGTTGCCGCTAGTTGTTCAAAGTTTGCTTCTAAGTTTTTAACATAGTAAGTTTCAATTTTCTTGCCTTTACTTTCGTTAACTACAACCTTTTCAATGTTTGCTGGATCTGTCCAATATAACTTATATGTTTCTGGATCTCTAATCATAAACTGGTCGCCGTACTTTAATGTACTTCTTACCATTTTAAAAGCTCTGCGGCTAAAATCATTTAAGTTGTTCCACTGGTCTAGTGTTTTACTTAAAATTTTCATTTCAGTTTCACTAGGGTCTTCGTTAAATTTAAACTTAAATGGAGTTTTTGTTGTATCATCTTCTTGAGTAGAAAATTCTGCAAGAATGTCTAGTGCCGCATTAATTTCTAAATCGTTGTCCATTTGGTCATACTGCATGTATCTCATTAACCTGTTAGGACTGCCAGCATAGACTTCTGTATCTCGAATGTGTTGCACTATATCCATCGGAGTTATTGCCTGTTACATTTACAGGTAATCCACCGTTTGAACTGTTAAAATATTTTCGCCAAGTAGCCATAAAATCCTCTTTATATGTGTATATTTATCACTTCGTTGGAATAATGTCAAGCAAAACGGAAAAGGTTTTTATTAAACTTCTATGTCAGCAGTAATTCTGTTGCCTTTCTTGAGTAAGTTAGTGTTAATTTGCGTTAATCTAACTAGCTCTGCAAGTAACTCTGCTTGTGACATGCCAGGATCAATGTTGCCAGACATAGCGTCTTTGTCAACTGCCTGGGAAGTAGCAGTATTTTGCGGTTTTGTTGCTTCTGCAACTTCGGCTACTGCTTGTGCTGTGGTAGGAACATTGTCTGCAACAACACCCGTTTCGTTTTGCATCTTGTACATGTCAATTTGTGCTTGTAATTGTCTTGTAACATCTTGCATTGCTTCGCCAATTCTTGCACCGTCACCACTGAGAAGTGCTTCTGAATCAACATTAACACCTGCCGCACCCAATTCTGTTTGACGAGTTAAAATTTGAGTTAAAGGGTCTTCGCCAGGTCTCATAGTACTGTTACCGCTCTTGGCAGTAATACTGTCCATTAGTCCTGTAAGACCGCTCATCATATCGTCACCGTGCAATTTGTCAAATGCTACACTTTTAACTGCTTCTTGTTGTTCGGTTGCCGCTCGTTCTTGTTTGCTAGGGCCAATTAATTTCATTGCACCCATTTTAAGCATGTCGCCCATGCTAATCTGTGACATGCTGTCTGCAACTGCTTCTACAGAATCTGCTATGTCATAAAAACCGTCACTTATATAAGAATAGTCTATACTGCCTAATGCGAGTGAAAGTTGTTCTGTGCTTGTTGCGAACATTTCCATGCCTTTGGCTTGTTCTTCCACACCATCAAATGCACTAAACGGTCTGTCGCCTAATAACAAGAACGAAATCGCAAGTGTTTCCATGTGTTGTGCAAAGGGGCCAATTCTAGATCCAAATATACCTATTGCTATTGAGCTGTCTGTAAGAGAAAGGAAATGCTCGCCTAACACATTCATGTATGACATTGCTAAATCTAATGCTTTAGGCAAGCCTAATATAGATTGCTGTAACATCAGGAAGCCTTCAGATGCAAAGAATAAACCTGAATAGTCAATGCCTTTAAAGCCTTCTATAAAGTTTTTTATTTTTTCTGTAGGACTATCTGCACCAAAGAAAGATCCAATGCCATCACTTATACTGCTCATTAATGATCCGCCGCTCAGTGCCGACATTCCTGCCCCTAGACTAGCCAGTGCATTTCCTGCCATTGACAAGTTGTTAAAATCAACCGAGTTCATTACTAGTAACGATTCACCTAATGCACGAATTGACGGAGCCGCTAATGCTCCTAACATCATGAATGGTAATAGTGGCGCCATTAATGCCATTGCTCCACCCATTGCTAACATTCCGCCTGCGGCTTTTAATAATCCCATGCCATCAACTTCTGCCATCTTAGCCATACTGTCAGTGAATGCAGGTAATGCCATAGCAACTAAGTTAAGTGCTATGCCGAATGGTATAAGTGCTACACCCAATGCCGCTATGGCAACTGAACCTGCTAATATAAACGGTGATGCAAAACTAAGTATAGCCGCCGCCGCTCCAAGAGTAACAAGTCCT